GCACTCTTTCGGTATCGTAATGTAATTCAAGCCAGCAAATACCGCGAGAAATAAGATTACTGCGGTGATTCGGCGGCGGCGCACATACTTGCGTTCCATTCTCATTTATTTGCCTTCCGTCTTAGGTGTAATTACTTCTTTGTTCAAATTCAAGGCGAATGCAACCGCCTGTTCTTGCGTGTATCCGCTTTCAACCATGACTTTAATCAAAGTCTCTAAAGACTGTTCGTAACTCATTGTTATGCCCACTTACTATCTGTAACTTGAACATTCATGCAGTCGTTGCATACCACGCCAAGAACTACATGCTGATAAGCGTGCAGAGACTGATATTCGATGCCGCAGTTATTGCATCGGAAATCTTTCAGGTTCTTAATCAAATTAGCCATTGTGCACCAACGCTTCTGCGACATATTCGCGTGCTTCGCGTAGTGTGCGGAAATCTGTGTAGTGGTCTTCATCTTCTTGAACTGTCCAAGCACCCATGTAATTTGAGATGTAGAAAGCACCGCATGGAGTTTTGTAATTGCCAGCGCTGATGCGAATAACATTGGCTAAAGCACCCACACAATCGAATGTCATTTAGTAACCGCCTCTCCGTTGATTACGCGCCAACCTGTGCTGTGAACAAATCCACAACTGATGCATGAACCGCGACGGATATCGTAATCTTGACCGCAAAAGCAACCAGCCTGTCGCACAACTGGTTCGCCGCGATGAAATTCGTAATGCAATAATAATTGGTAAGACTCAGCAAATATCTTGCCGCAATCCCAACACTTCTGAACACGCTTCTTAGCCATTTTTTTACCTTCCCTAGTTCGCGCCTTGCGAACCCGTCGAGATAATTATGCCCTATGACATTACGGTTTGACTACCCCTAGCCAATTATTTTTTCGGCGAGTCGCACCTCTACTCCGGGAGTAGCGCCGTATATCTTGTGAGCGTGGATACTCACTACTTGGCTGTCGTCTGCGTAGGCGATTCCAGTAAGAGCGTCTAGTACGCCTCTTACAAGCTTGTCAAGGTCGGGCGCTACGGACGGCAGGGGGCGTTTAACGGACTTTGGGCGTTGCATAATAAATACCATTGTGATGTCTATGGGCTGGTCTGAAATGGTCGCTCCAGCCTGTTTAGCCGCCCATGCAATAGCCGAACGCCAAACCGCGAGCGCACTCCCTTGGGAATGCAAAACATGCCCGTTGATTACTTTCATGGAGCCTTGCGGAACGGGCGCTCCTACGGCTCTGAACTCAATCACACAATAATTGTGACAGGCTCAGAAATAATTTTATGCGTCGCGCCATTTTCGCTTTGTAGGTAAGCGTCATAAACGCCATGCATGTCTGGACCCTGCATAGAATTCACAGAATAAATCTGCTTGTTGATAATAACTCTGTCGCCGCACAACACCTGTGACGGCTGGACTAGGGCTTGTGTCATAACACCTCCAAGTGTCTTGAATCACTAACCTAATCGTAATGCTTATTCGTAATCTGTGCAAGCAAATCTTTAACTTCTTGGGGCATGGGTACGGCTTTGGCTTTGGCGGCTTCGTACTCTCGCGCATTGAATTTATCTACAACCACAGGCGGCTTCGCAACCGTAACCTCATCCATCCATCTTCCGGCGTTGAGCCATGTCGCTGGGTAGGCGGTGAAGGCATCTTGTCGGGTCTTGTCGTTGGCAAAAGCTTGGGCGCTCGCGATAATTATATCAGGGTCGGTGTCCTTAATGGCTTGCGTCCATGCCTTTAGCGCCGCCTTCTTGGCAATCTTCTTGGGGTAAGCCTTCCAAAATGAATCGAAGGGTGTTTCCTTGGGTGGTTCAATAGGATGATTCATTGGTCGCGAAAGTCGCCCCGTATCCGTCGCAGATGTCGCCCCGTCTCCGTCGTCAATGTCGTCTCGTAGTTCCTTACGGGGTGTCAATTTGTCGCCCCGTAGTTTCGCTAGGTTGATTGTGTATCGGTGTGGTCGTCTATCGTCTCGGCAGTTTGCAGAGCCACCTGCGCCTTTTTCCATGCGGACATAACCCTCGCGGACAAGATTATTGACGCACCGCTGGACTGTCCGAATCGTGCAACTGGCTCTTGCGGCTATTGTCGCCTGAGATGGCCAAGCATTATCACCCTCGTCGCTTGCGTGGTCGGCGATGACGAGCAAAACCATCTTCTCGCTAGTCGGAAGCTTGGTTCTCCAGACTTCGCTCATCACGCGGATACTCATCTAACACCTCCTGTATTTCCTGAATCGCGATTCCGGCATCGAACAATTCTTGTATCACCCTAGAGAAAATAGGGGAAGGCTCGCCAGCAACTAGGGCTTTACGCTCTGCCGTCAGCAAACCTCCCCACACGCCATAGTCTTCATCGACCAACCCGTACTGTAAGCATTGCCGCCAAAGCGGACAGGCATAACAAATGCGTTTGATAATTGACACATCAAAGAAATCTTTAGTTCTGCTGGGGCGAAATTCCTCAACGACATAAAAGAGATTCGTCGGCAAGCCACGGCAAGCCGCATTCTCCCAATTTACTTTGTCGTACCTTGACATCCAATTTCCCCCGAAGCGTCGTAGTAGCGACAATATGCCGCGCAGAAACCTGCGTATTTCTCTGCTGGTGGCATCTCTCTATACGCTGCAAGCTTCTGCACAGAGCCTAACCAAGCCAATGCATCTTTGGCAATAGCCTCGTCATAGGGTTCTGTGTGGGTGCGGATATCGTTCATGTCGCCATCGCGAGCAATAGCCACTAGCGCAACCTCTTTGACCTCGTAGCCATTGTTGCTTAAAAGCCATCCGTATAACTGGACTTGCCAGCGTTGCTGTTCGCTAGGGAAATAACGCAGAGACTTCTTCTTCGTGGTCTTCCAATCTACGACGAGTCCGGCATCGCGGATAAATAAATCCACATGACCTTTCAACCCGTCGTATTCAAAAGCTTGTTCAATCAGAAAGTTGTCGCCAAATGGGTCTTCCCTCTTGATGGCTTCGCTGATTCCGGCGTGGATAAAGGTTCCGAGGATAGCGGCTAGGGCTTCTGTATCGGGGTTTGTAGTGGGTTGCTCGGTCAAGTGGTAATAAACCTGTCTGCGGCAACCGCCAACAGAACTCGGTCCAATTTCAACCTGCTTGCTTCTATCGCGATTGCGGTCATAAGCCGTTAGCGATTTGGTGAGCAGAACTTGTAAATCATTCATGGTGACTCCAAATTGATTTGATAATTTTGCGGCGAGTGGGATACGGCAGGTTCTTCTCCTCATGGTCGATGATGATTAGTTGTGCCGCCATTTCTTGGGCGATAGTTGCGCGCCAATAACCTTCAAACTGTTCAGCCAAAATCTCGTAAGAGACTTTGCCATCTATCATCAACATATAAGAATCAGTCGCAATAAACGCTAAGGCTTGGTCATGCATTGTTATTGGATTCAAGATGATTCACGAATCTTCTGGAGCGCTTGTTCTCTGGTCAGTTCTGGGTTCTTCTTCAAATAGGCGTCTATGAAAGCATCCATGACGGACTGCTCTAAATGTTCCTGAGTTTCTTCGCTCATGAAATATCCACCGCCGCCCGAACTGAAGTGCCGATAGAACGAGCGACATCTACTTGCTGTCGCACGGCAGAAGCTTTTCCACGGATAGCGCGCACCGTAGCCTCAACGGAAGCCAGTTGGAAATGCAAATCTTCATTCTCTATCAGAGCGATATCTTCGCGTTCTTGTACTGTGTAATTCTTGCCGTTAGGAGCGCTCTTGCTCGCATAGGTCATGCGTGTTTTAGCAAGCGCAATTTCATACGCCGCTTTGGTTTCATAATATGTCTTTTCGATTATTTCGAGGTTGCGTTGAACATCGTCGATGTCTTTGGACAAATCGTAAAGTCGCTTCTCAACCTGCGCAGGAGTGACTATCTGGCTCATTGTTTTACCTCATGGACTTCAAGCCAAATAAAACCTTCTTGATGTTGTGAGATTTGACCAAGGATTGCGTACCACAATTCATCTACTTCAATAGCAAGGTGATATGACTTCGCCTTTTTCTTTCTAGTCTTCATCTGGTACCGCCGTAAGATTGACTTTTGGAGTCTCTCCTGATTTCAAGATAATCTTGGCTGTATCCGACATGACATCCATTTGGTCAGGCACAAGCTTGTAACCTGCATTCTCCAATGCTTTCGCGAGATTATATTCGCTGACATTGAGTTGTTCGGCTACGCGATGTACAGACACCTGCTGGTGATTTACTTCTACAATCCAACCCATAGGGGGTTCGAACTTTTTGCTCTTGTCGCTCATAGGAGCATTCCTTCCTCTGTGACTACCCAAACGATGCAGTCGTTTCCTTTGTTGTTTTTACGAGTTGTGCCTGAATCATGGATTAAACCTTTTTTGACTAGGCTTCCGCGAGTTGGTCGGATTGTGTTGCCATCGAGATGTAGCACCTGTTCAAGTTCTTGGTCAGTTGCCCCATGCCATTGACGAGCAACGAAATAGTCATAAACCTTGTATTGGATTGACCCTATCTGCGGTTCAATCTTGCGCTTGGCTTGTAACGATGTGCGCTGATACATTATTGAAGGCTCAATACCTTGGCGTTGAGTGCATCTTTTAAAGTTGTGCCATTGACTGGCGCTTCCAGAATGTCCTTATACACATCCCATACGCGTCGTGCTTCATCAACGAAACCAATAATCGGGACTTCGTGTTCCAACGCGAACTTGGCTTTCGCTAATTCTTCTTCTGTGTATGTGCGCGCTGGCTTGATTGGCTTGCGTGGTTCTTTGTCGTAACGCTGTACCTTTTCCATTTCTTGCTGGCTTGGGCGCTTACCTTCTGGCGCTAATAAACAAAGAACGGAGTTGTTGATTGCGCGCCCGATTGCGCTGGTCTCTCCATTTTCTAGAGCAGAGGTTCTGTTGACAGGTGAAGCGCCAACAATTTCTTCTGCGTAACCTGTTGCTACGGGAGTCATATCGTCTGTGGTTAAATAAACCTCAGCCTTGATAATAAAACGGCGCTCATCGTGAAATACCAAGTCGGTGAGAACCCTTGCTTGTGGATGCGCTGTGTAAAGACGGCGTAATCTGACTTCTACCGTTTCATAAGCTTCTAAGTCGAACTTTCCTGCCATGTGCTTGCCTTCCGTTGGGGGGCGCTGACCGCCCTGTTGGGGTCAATTATGCCCCTAAAATTACGGTTTGTTGCGCTAGGGTGTTCCTACGGCGCGTCGCGCTCGTAATAAATGGGAAGATACGCTCATGACTACTCTAATCGCCATCCAACACGAAGACTGGTGCATGATTGCTGGCGATAGCCAAACCACTTCTTACCATTTATCGGGCGACTGTTCTCCCATGGGCAAAATTGCCGCCAACGGAAAGTACCTAGTCGCCGCCGCAGGGTTGGTTCGCGGCATGAACCTAATCCAGCATTCCTTCACACCACCTCGCGCACCCAAAAATAACCTTGACAAATTTATGGTCAATAAATTCCTACCAGCTATGCGCACCGCCTTTATTAAGTCAGGCTACGACATGAAAGACGATGGCGATGTGGCGCAACACGACAACGAATTTATTGTTGCCGTCAATGGAACGCTGTATCTGATTGACGAAGCTTACGGAATCGAACGCACAGGCGACAAAATTTATGTGACGGGTTCCGGCATGGAATTGGCTCTTGGGGCGGCTCATGCTTTGGGAATCAAAGATGTAGATGATTGGCAAGAGGCTGTATCTATTCTTGAAGCCGCCGTGAAGACCGCGATTAAATACGATGTCTATTCGGGCGGCGCGGTGCAGATTGCGTTACAAGACCGAACAGGTAAAACTTGGATTACTCACCTAACTGATGAGGAATCTTAGTTTCCAAAGCCAAGCGAGCGAACTGAATTTTGGCTTGCTCAAATAAAATCGCGTGTATCCAAGTCCGAGCCTCCGGCGCTTTAGCGTTAATGATTGCGTTGTAAATCGCGTCGCGTTGTTCCGTTAATAAAATCTCTATCGTTTTTTCCATTAGTCAAGCCAAACTTTGTATGATGCGGTAACGCGACCCTTTGTTGGGTCAATAAAGTGAAGGCGCTGAGAAGGTGTTGCGCTGGCGGCGAGCATAACGCCAGCATAGCGGTTATCCGATTCGGTGCTTCCAGTTTGATAGACAGAGCCTTGTCCGTTCGCCATAGCCCATTCAGCGTGCGTGTGATAGTGCCCGATGTAAACATCTCTAAACTCCCAAGGGTAAGAACCTGAACGCCAACGATTAGCGTGTTGAACTATCGCTCCGGGACTCGCGAAGCCATTACGACCGACCTCGTCTCCGTGAATCAGCAACGCTTTGTAGTTTCCAATCTCAACTCTTTGTATATCTTCTGGGCATTCCTGCCAGACTAAACGCTTCTCACCTGCGAGTAACTGCCTAGCCAATTCGTAACACATTCGGTCAAAATTATCCGAGCGCGGAACATTGTCGCGCTTGCTTCCGATTCTTCCATGGTTGCCCCATTCCGGAACCACAGTCACCTTTTTGTAATTAGCCAGAGCGAACCGAACCACATCCACGCAAAGCCTAGACACATTGACATATTGCTCAAATAGCGTTGCGTCAATCTCAAAAGCTTGGCTAGGGAAATTAAATAAACCTTCCACCATGTCGCCACCGAACATGATTGTCACATCATTGACGGGGTGGTCGGCTCTTTGTATCTCAGTGATACGGATTGCCTTTTCCGCAAAAGACAATACGCGCTTGCGCATGACTTCGGAATCGTAGGTAACAGTTTTCTTTGCGCCTTGCCAGTCTGTCAAATGCCATAACGCAACTTCTTGGCGCTTGCTGTGTGGCGGTAGTTGAGGTTCAGGTACGGGCGGTATTGTTCCCATTGCGAGCATCGCGTCGTAAGCGGCTTGGTGCGTTGCCTCTACCAGTTCATCCGACCTTTGTTTAGTCTGCAAAAGTTTCTTCTGGGTGCGCATGAGCGCTCGTCGTAATTCGATTACATCGGTAGATTCAATGCCCTCCGGTAGTGCGCTGAATTTATCTTCAAGGCTCATCTGTCATCGCTATCTCTAGTCCGTGCTGGGTGTACCCAAGCTTGTCCTGCCACGAATCCTCGTAAGCAGGTGCCGCAATACATCGGACGGATTTGAAAGCGTCCAACATAAGCGCGACCTGCCATGCAGGAATATCGTCAATAGATAAAAGCGCTCCCCAAATTCTGCCTGTGATAGCGAAATTCTTGTGAGCGTCGCCGTAAATGGTCTGCCTGTCCGCGAGTATCCCATTTATTTTGTCGGCTTTGGACACTTGCACGCTCCCGACCTGTGCCGCTTTATAGATTCGTTACTGCTCTTGATGTTCTCGGAACGCAAGATTTCCAAGATAGTCGCAGAAGGAACTTTCCTAGCCCAAGCGTCATCTAATGCTTTTTTATCTGCATCCGATAAAGAATCGTACATCGCTTTGTAAGCACAGAAAGTGTTCTTATCTATAACCGATACTTCTTTTAATTTGTCTGCTAGTCCCATGTTGCCTCCTTAGTAGAAATGGTAGCGCACGATTCGTGGATTGTCTGCTCACGAAACGCAAAACTCCCCGTGTTTCCACAGGGAGTTCGGCTATTAAATTGTTGGTCTTACTTGGACTTTTTCTTATCTGCTTTTACAAGCTTGTCGATGTCATCAGCGATTGGGTCTGCTACGCGACCGAATGCTGTGTCGTTCTTATCTGCTGCGCGTACTGCTGGTGCTACGACACCTGCTAGGACAGCATAGAGATAAGCCTGTGGTCTGGTCTCGTTGATAGCCAAGAGAGGCATAACGGCGATACCCACACCACGGAGATAAGACTTAATAATTGCGATTTGTTTTTTAGAGAGGTGACTCATTTTTACCCTTTCGGTCTCGCGACAGCCATAATTGTATCGTAGGTGCGCTTCTTCAAATAGTATCCATCGCCATTGCTCTGGCTACCTTTTTTGCCGCTAGAGGTATTACCTTCATAAACATACATATATTTCAGCGTCGTGTTGTGACCTTTGCAGATTCCTACATGGTCAGGTTCTGCGTCTGCGTCGAACTGGAAAAATACAAGGTCGCCAGCCTGAGCCTGTCCTATTGGCACTAATTGATTGTTTTTGGTCAAATACTTCAACCATGCATCGCAAGAGGCGTAGCCTTTGGCTTTATCGCTGACGGACTTTATAGCGTCGTTGTCAAAATACATCTTGCTTGCGCTCATGGCGCACCAAGGCTGATTATTCAGCCCGAACCACTTGCCAAACTTTGTGTCGTTGTTGCCTGTCTCGGTATAACCAAGATTGCTCGCACAAATTGCCAGCAGGTTTTTTATATCTATCATGCCTTCTCCACTAATAATCGGTAAATTTCATCTACGCGTAGTTCAAGCTTGTCCACTTTGCCGTCTATATCTTTAATTTTATCTTTTATTGAGGAGCCGCCGTTAGGTCGTAATTCCGCTAGGTAATGCTTGACGAGGTGACGCACCGACATCGCGAAGCCGCCGACCAAAGTAGTCACGCCGACTGCTATACCGACCCATTGTTCTATGCTCATGTCCAGTTTAATATCCTTATAGTCCCGTTTTTATCGACTATCTTGGCTTGGTTGGTCGTGATATTTAACCACGCATCACCAATGCGATAATCTGTTGGGTCTGATGTTACATTAGGAAAGGTAAAGCGCGTAGCAGTTTCTAATTTGCGTAATCTGTCATCTAGCGCAGCGAAGACGATGCGTAAGTCTGCTGGTTGATTTATGTATGCCATGTTGCCTCACGCTACGGGTGTAGTTGGAAGTGTGAAGGTGATTGTAACGCGTTCCGGTCCATCTTCTCCGGGTTGAACAGATAATCCAACTATGCGATAAATAGCGTCTAATGTGTTTGGGAATCGGTTATCGGTGATAATAACGCGCGCTTGCTCTCCGATTGTGTAGGTGCCATAAACTGGATTTTGACTAGGTGGTGCTACGACTTTGAGAGTTGTAGGTGGGTAAGCAGTCGCAATTGCTTGTCCTTCTGCTAATTGCGCGAGATAGGTTGCGTCAGTCACATCAGAATAATTGCCTTGGTCTTCTAGCAATGGCCAACCAGCAGTTAAGTAATCTGCGACTTGATAAGCTTCTATAAGTTTGCCTTCGTTAGAGCCAGCACCTAACGCATAAACTGTATTCGCGGCAATAGACCCATCTTCTGGATACACATATTCCACCATGTTGCCAGCAGGAAATTCGAAGACGGGTGCGGCAGGGTCGGCAGGATTATAGACAGCGCCGTATTGCGGATAACCGAGTTCTAAAGTTTTAGTAGGAACGCCAGCGACATAACCGATAGCGATGTTAAAATCGAACCCGTTTTGTCCGCGTGATAAATCTTGGAGCGCGCCATAAACTGTTTTGAGTTCGTAAGAATAATATGTGCGTGAAAGCAAAACGCCCGAAGTTTCCGCACCGACTATAACTCCGATGTTGCCTGACGCTACCGCTTGCGCGTTAGTAATAATTGTTTGTGCGATTGTGAGTTGGTCTATGTTAGTAAAAGCAACAGTCTGCGTGATACGACGCCGTTCAAAATAAGACTCAAACTCGCGCGCTTGAAAGGTTAGCGTTTGCGCGGTACTGCTGTATTCGCGCCCCCAAACAATACCGCCCCAAACCAACACGCCATCTCTATCCACATACAAAGCGCATCTTCCGGGAATAGTGGAATTAGCCACATTGAAAGCCGCAGAATTAACACCCGATAAAAGCAAATGTCCTTGGAATGTTCCTGCTTGATTTAATTGTTCTGTGAAGCTTACGCCTGTGAGTGGGAGTTCGCCGATGATTTCGTTGGTGAGAAGGTCAGCGAATAAGTACCGATAGGTAGTAGTCATTATTTATACTCTTTCCGTTTCCACCAAAACTTCTTGTAACGGTCAAAGAATACCGTAGTAAATTTGCGCAGGTCAGATGTGTGTTTTGCTTTTTCTTTTTTACCGCCTAATTTGGATGTCCAATTTTCACGCTTAAATGGAATTACTTGTATAAAAGGAGTTCCGGCAGGTATCATTCCTTCAAAATTCGGGTCTCTTAACTTGAAAAACATATTAAAAGGCAAAGAGTATTCATCAGTATCTACGATTCCATTAGCACAAATGAGCGGTCTAGGTTCGTGATGCTGTGGTTCGCATACCAAGATCGACCAACCTTTAGGCGTTTTAATGCTCCATGGGTGGACAATTCTTGTTGCGTAACTTATGTCGCGTGAATAAGGGTGATTTTGAAATTGTTCCATAGATTGGAACGCGACTGCCGTCATCTCTCCCCATTGAAAATAAGGTCCATCTGGAGTTTGACGCACATAAATGTCATACGGTGTTTCAATGATGTACCCAGCCGTCATCAAATCCCATAAAGGCATACAGCGTTTTACAGTTGCATAAGGAGTTCCATCTAATGATGGTTCTTTTTTGCCACTAGGACTTGTATAAGATTTTGCTTTTTTATACCAATCGGGAATGTACTCACTAGCAGGTTTTGGTTTTTCCAATACCCCTTCAGGATTGTCCACATCAGTAAAAATAATTTTCATTTTGCCTACCTTCTATTTGTGTACAGTTCAACATACTCTTGAATTTTGTCAGACGCAACATTAGGAAGGGTAGGTATTTGTAAAAACTTTTTCCACGCTTGCCATTTAAGCCCAAAATTGTAATTTGACAAATCAATTGGTTCAATGTACAAATCTTTGTGAGAAATGTTATACATTTTATCAGCGTATTTTTCTTCTAATGACCAAAACCAAAACAAATCATGAGATAAATTTTCAGACACTTTTTTTATTTTTGCATAAGTAAAAGCATCTTCTACATCATCACTAAAATGATCAAGTAA